ACCCACGCCACACCCCCGCCCTGCCCCCCAAACCGTGGTGGAAAAGCCGCACCTTGTGGTTCAACGGGGCGCTGCTGGCCCTGGCCGCGGCCGAGGCGCAACTGGGCGTGCTGAAAGACGCGCTGCCCGGCGGGCTGTACACCTGGCTGGCCTTTGTGCTGCCGGTGGGCAATGCGCTGCTGCGGGTGATAACCACCACCGCGCTGGCCGGGTACCAGCCTGACCCGGAGGTCAAAAAACCATGAACCCCTTGATGCTGATCATCGCCGCGCTGGCCCTGCTGGGCGGCGGTTACTGGTGGGGGGCCGATGCCACCACCAACGCCTATGAGGCCGACAAAACCAAACAAGTGGTGCAAGCCAATGCCGATCTGGTGGCCAACGCGGCCACGGCCAACCAGGCGGCGACAGATGCCATTGCGCAAGCCGCCAAAGCCAAAGCCGATTTCAGAAAACTGCAAGGAGCCTTCCGTGCCCTCGACAAAACCACCCCGCTCTTGGCCGCTGCCCCCGCCTGTGAACCCGCCGTGGCAGACCCGGCTGCATTGGGCGCTGCACCTGCTGTGCGTGGGCCTGATCCTGCTCAGCTCAGCCTCGGTGCTGTTTGGGTGTGGGACAGCGCCCTTGCAGGTACAGACCTTCCCGCCGGTGCCTGCGGAGCTGCTGACACCTCCTTCGCCGCCTGTGCTGCTGCGTCAGGGTTCGACCTTGCCGACGCCTGGGCCAACCACGCCGCCAACGCCGAAACCTGCGCCCAAGACCGCGCCCGGCACCAGCGTTTGATTGACTACATCCACCAACAGGTGAACCAGCGCGCCAGCCGCGCAGCACAACCGAATTAGCCCGGTTTGAATTGATTTTTAGGAGCGTTTGACATGACTGATGGATTTAAAGCCTTGATGCGCGGCTACCGCCTGGTGGCCGCTGCCCTGCTGGCCCTGGTGGTGGGCATTCTGTTCGCCTGCGTGGCGGTACCGGCGCACGCGGTGGCGCTGAGCGACTACCTTGAAAACAAGCTGATCGACCATGTGTTTCGCGGTGTGCCCTACACGGCACCCGGCACGATTTACGTGGCGCTGTACACCACGAGTTGCAGCGACACAGGGGGCGGCACCGAGGTGAGCGGCGGCAGTTATGCCCGGCCTGGCCTCGCGGCCAGCACCACGAACTGGGCGGCCACGAATGGCGCGACGACGACGACAAACCCCAGCACCGGTACCGGCGGCACCACCAGCAACAACGTGGCCATCTCCTTCGCCACGCCCTCTGCTGGCTGGGGCACGGTGACGCATATTGGGTTGATGGACGCGGTGAGCGGTGGCAGCTTGCTGGTGTGTACCGCGCTGACGGTTTCAAAGACGATCAATTCGGGGGATACGGTGAGCTTCCCGATTTCGTCGTTGACGAACCAAGTGGACAACTGATTTATGACTGCACGCCACAACATTGGCGTGGGTGATCTGTTCGAGACGATTGGTCTGGACAGCACCAACGCGTTGTTGTTGTTTTTGCGTTCACAGCCCAAGTTTGTCAACGTGGTGCCCTTGCTGGAGAAAGGCACCCTCAACATCCGCAGCCCTTTGGTAGCCCAAATGATCCCAGTTTTAGTGCAATACGAGCAACTGACCCAGCCGCAGGCCAATGCGCTGCTTGCGCTGGGCCAAGAGGCGGGCGAAGGGGCTGTGCAAGCCACCATCACCCTGCCTATCGGCACCCCTTGCCATCACGATGCCAGTCTGCTGGTCGTGAACGGTGGCACCTTCGGGCCTAACGATCTGGTCGAAGTTGACAACGCCGCCGATGGTGTGGCTGCTGTGGCTTACCCCGCTTACTTTGTATTGACCGGGGAGCACCCACAATGAGCGCCAAAACTGCACTGCAGCGCTTGGGCAGTGTGCTCAGCCTGCGCCTGGGTATCGACACTTACGATCCCGACAAGCTCATGCTTGGCCCCTCAATGGGCCAGTGGACGGGCGGCACCGCACTTGACAAATTCTGCGGCCCGCTGCCGATTACCGTGGGGCGGCCCGTGGAGGCCAGCACCAGCATACCGGCCATTTTTCCGCGCCCGCTGAGGTGGGGCAACACCGCGTCAGTGCGCAAAAACTGGATATTTTTGGCAGATGGAGCCACCGCCGCCGCCACCCGGCGCATTGTGGGTTATGAGCACGACCTGGTCACCAACGTGCTCACGTGGAAGGGCTTTATCACCCTCACCTACCCAACCGCCACGGCGCACACCATTCGCGGCTTGAGTTTTGACTACCGCTTGCAAACCACCGGCACCGTCAGTGTATCGGGTACCACAGTCAGCGGCGTTGGCAGCAACTGGCTTGCCAACAGAACACCCATTGGTTGTCGCATCGGCTTTGGCAGTACTGACCCCACGGCCATCACGACTTGGTACACCGTCGCCGCGATGGCCTCGGACGTAACCATCACGCTGTCCACCAGCCCGGGCACCATCGCCGGCGGCACAGCGTATGTGATTGAAGACTTGCGCATCATCACCGCTACGACCAACGCCACCGCCACCAACGGTGGGCTGTTTGTAGCGAAGGGCCTGAGCTGGGATTTGTTCAACAGCGGTGGCACCACCATTCCGGCGGCGGTTTCCACCGACGGCATTCGCGCCGTTTACTGGCTCAAAGACGCAGCCACCATTCTGAACACAGTGGGCAACGGCCTTACCGTTGATCCGGCAGTCAGTGCCACATCGCAGTTTTGCTGGGTTGGCGATGGCACCACCACCATGCGCTTGTTCAAGCACGACATTCGTGCCGCGCTCACCTTGGCAACAGGTGCCGCTACCAATCAATTTGCTTTCTCCACAGCCGTCAGCGCCACGCTTACAGGCACAGCCAGTCAGAACGATAACTTGATTGGCGCCACGCCTTCGCATGGGCCAGGTAGTGGCGTACGCTGCATGTACTTCACCACCACCACGCGGGTGTATCGGTGCAAGGCCAGCAGCACCATCACCACGGGCGACAGCACGTTTATCACCAGCGGCGACGTGATGACCGAAGTGCCACCGGGCAGCGGCAACACTTACGCCGCTTTGGCATTGATGAACAGCTTGGCTTATTTGTCTTCAATTGACAAGTTTGTTGTTTTGAGTTCTTCCGCAGGAGCGGCACGGAGCTACATCACACAATACCGGGCGGATGCAGGGCAGTTCGACCGCATATTTGGCGCTGACTACAAGCAGCTCAATCAGGCGGCGGCTTCTGCAGATGTTACGCCCGGCATCAACACGTTGTCGGTCACGCAGTCGGTTGGTGATGACAACGCAGGCATGCTGTATTTGGCTGGTGTCAGCACGCAGGCCACGTCCAACATCCTTTTTGGTGTGCCGATGCAAGCCGACTGGGAGTATGCCGCGACCAGCAACCAGCGCATCATTTTCCCGCGCTTCGCCACCGCAGATGCTGACAAGTTGACGTGCGCATTCGCCAGCAGCGTCGAAGTAGTCGGCGGGCGCACTGGGCAAAATTTGGGCAGCGCCACCGAGCCGTTTCGCATCAGTTACCGCACCGCCGGTATCACCGACAACAGCGGTGGCTGGACGCTATGCGACGACGCGTTTGATTTGACCGCAGCCGCGCCCGGCACGCACATTCAGCTGATGGCCGAGTTTCGCACCATCGGACTGACTTGCATTCCGGCCCGCATCATGCAAGTGGGTGTTGTTTATGAAGATTTGAGCACCGACGCCCACTTTGAGTTCAGCAACGCCAAAACCGTGCCGGCCTCGCGCCAGTTTGCCTACCGGTATGTGCAGGCGTTTGGCAGCACGGTGCCTGGTTTGAAAATCAGGCTTTACGACGTGACAGACCCTGAAGCGCCAAGCCTGCTGGTGACCGACACCACCGCCGCGCCTGTCTCCGGCTCTTGGGAGCGCTCGTCGGACGGCACCGCTTGGAGTGCGTGGAGCAACACGGACAAGGGCAACGACACCACCTACCTGCGCTACAACCTCACCAGCTTGGCGGGCAATCCGATCATCAACGCTGTTTTGAGCGTGGCCTGAGGACTGTAGATGGCTATTGTTGACATCACACATCGGGGCCGCAGCGGCGTGGCCATGAGCAACGCCGGTACGGCGGTGCCTGGCGACATTGTTCATCGTCGCGGCACATCAGCCGTGCAGGGCCTGGCTGGCGGAGCAGCCGTGCCCCGCGTTGTTTTTAGAGGCCGCGCTGGGGTTGAGATGACGGCGGCGGGCACGGTGGTCGATTTGGCGGCGGCTGCGCTTGGGCAGGCCACGGCTACTGCCACGCTGCTCAAAGATGTGAGCCTGGCCGGTGCTGCGCTGAGCGTGGCTACGGGCGGGGCTGGCCTGGCATTGAGCGTGCCGCTGGCGGCTACGGCTACGGCCACGGCTTCCGGTACCGGCGCGATGCTGCTTACGGTGAGTTTTGCGGCCAATGCACTCAGTGAGGCGCTGGCTACCGCTGGGCTGTCTGTGGCCAAACTCCTGGCGGCGGATGCAGTTGGGCAGGCGGCGGGCACGGCAGATCTGAATGTGACGGGCGGCGGCGCTGTGGTTGACTTGGCGGCGGCTGCCTTGGGCAACGCCACCGGCACGGCCAGTTTGTCGATTGTGGTGAATTTTGGGGCGGCGGCGCTGGCGCAGGCATCGGCCACGGCTAACCTGGCCACGGCCAAACCGCTGGCGGCGGCTGCGATTGCCCAGGCGGCCGGCACGGCGGCGCTGGCGGTGGGTAAGCCACTGGCGGCGGCGGCGCTGGGGCAGGCTACGGGCGGGGCCAGCCTGTGGATCCAGCTGGATCTGGGCGCGGCGGCTTTGGCACAGGCCAGCGCGGGCGCTGCACTGAGTTTGACGGTGCCGCTGGCGGCCAACGCCCTTGGCCAGGCCAGCAGCACAGCCACGCTGCCCAGCAACATTTTGCTGATGGCCGATGGCCAGGCCGTGGCCACCGGCACCGCCAGTTTGCAGGTGAGCGCCGGGCAAATGGCCGCTTCACTCAACTACATTGCGCGCGCCACCGGGCGGCGCTGGTGTGTGGCAGCGCCCCACGCCCGTGCTTACCGCGCCGTGGCCACAGGCCGCGCCTGGCGCGTTGGGGCCCCGCACTTGCGCAACTACACCGCGCGCGCCACCGGGCGGCGCTGGAGGGCCGTGGCATGAGCAACATCGACAGCACCACCTGGCCCATCAAATATGTGGGTGAGCGGGTCACCGCTGAATTTGACTTTGCGCGCGATTTGCCCGCCGGTGACAGTGTGGCCAGCGTGGCCCTGGTGGTGACCACCGTGGCCGGGGTAGACGCAGCGCCTGCCGGGGTGTTGTATGGCAGCAGCGTGATTACCGGTGCGCGTGTCTTCCAGCAGCTGGCTGCTGGCCTGCCCGGGTGCAGCTACCGCGTTGAAGCGCGTGCCACCACGGCCAACAACAATATTTTGATCCTGGCGCGGGTGTTGCCCGTGCAAGCCCTTGTTTAGCCCTGACCTAACGGAGAACTGCCCTTGAGCGTCGAACTGCTCCTTCAAATCGCCGCGTTGCTGGCGACGTTTGTCACCGCGCTGTGGGCGCTGGTGAAGGTGATTGGCCGCCAGCAAGAAAAGAGCCTTGAAGAGCGCTTTAAAGGTTTGGCCACCAGCATCGCCAGTGTGAGCGCCAATTTAAACGCTGGCATTGAAAAGGTGAGCGCCAGCCTGGCCGAAGAGCAAAAAACCACCCAACGCCTGGAGCGCGAGCTGTTGCTGTTCAAAGCCGAATTGCCCAGGGATTATGTGCGCCGTGAGGATTACATCCGCACGCTGGGGATCATAGAGGCCAAGATTGACAACATGGCACTGCGCGTGGAGCGCGCAATGCTCAAAACACCCCCAAGGAGCTAACCCATGAACCCCGTGCAACTGGCGCAAATACGCCACCGCGCCATGCGCTGGCACCTGCTGGCCGCGCTGGACTTGAGCCGCGACCAGGGCATGACGACCGATGCGCTGCTGCCCATCGTCCAGTCGGTTTACCCCGATGCCACCGAACACGAAGTGCGCCGCGAGCTGGACTACCTGGAGAAGCGCGAGCTGGTGGATATCCGCAAAGACCCGCTGGACGTGTGGATCGCCGAGCTGGCCCGCTACGGGATTGACGTGGTGGAGTACACCGTGGATTGCGACGCGGGCATCAGCCGCCCCACCATTACGCGGGGCTGAGCCATGCCGGTGCGCAACAAAGTAACCACGCTGCCCAAGGTGGTGCGCGATTGGCTCGATGCCAAGCTGGCCGACGGCAGCTTCAGCAACTACAGCCTGCTGACCGACGAGCTGAAGGCGCGCGGGTTTGACCTGAGCCGCAGCAGCGTACACCGCTACGGCAGCGAGCTTGAGAAAACAATGGCCCTGGCCAAGGCCACGGTCGACCAGGCCAAAGCCGTGGTGCAGGCCAGCCCCGATGAAGACGACGCGATGACGGCCGCCATCATGCGGCTCACCCAGCAAAACGTGCTGCAAATGCTGATGGCCGTGAAGTTTGACCCCAGCCAGGCTGCGGACGTGGACATGAACAAGCTCACCTTGCAGGTAACCCGCCTGGTCAAGGCCAGCCTGCCGCTGAAGCATTACCAGCGCGAGCAGAAAGAACGGGCGGCGCTGGTGGCGGGCGACGTGGCCAAGGCGGTTAAAAAGGCCGGCTTGAGCGACAAGACGGTGGAGCTGATCCGTTCGCAGATTTTGGGCATACCCGAGGCCAAAAAGGCATGAGCATGGATGCCGGTACCGGAATCATCACGCCCGCCATGCAGGTGCTGGCGCAGCAGATCAAGTACGACTTCAAGGGGCGCGTGCCTGCGGTGCTGCTGCCCTACCAGCAGAAATGGCTGGCCGACACCTCGCGCATCAAGATCATTGAGAAAAGCCGCCGAATTGGTTTGAGCTGGACGTCGGCCTGCGGCAAGACGCTGACGGCCTCCAGCGCCTCGGGGCGCGACCAGTGGTACATCGGCTACACCAAAGACATGGCGATTGAGTTCATTTTGGACTGCGCCCAATGGGCGGTGCACTTCCAGAGCGTGGCCGACGCGATTGAGATTGACGAGGATGTGTTTATTGAGGGGCAGGAGAAAAAATCAGTCTTCGCCTTCAGCATACGGTTTGCCAGCGGCCACCGCATTACCGCGCTGAGTTCGCAGCCGCGCAACCTGCGTGGCAAGCAGGGCGACGTGGTGCTGGACGAACGCGCCTTTCACCAAGACCAGGCCGGGCTGATGAAGGCCGCCATTGCGCTGTTGATTTGGGGCGGTTCGCTGGAAGTGATCAGCACCCACAACGGCGACGACAACGAGTTCAACACCGATATCACCGACTGCCGCGCCGGGCGCAAGCCCTTTAGCTTGCACCGCGTGACGTTTGACGATGCCCTGGCCGATGGCCTGTACCACCGGGTGTGCCTGCGCCTGGGCACAGTGCACACACCCGAAGCGCAAAGCAAGTGGGCGCAAGAGATACGCGGGTTTTATGGCGACGATGCCGACGAAGAGCTGGACTGCGTGCCCAAACACGGCAGCGGGGCCTTCCTCACGCGCGAGCTGGTGGAGCGCTGCATGGTGCAGGGCTGGCCGGTGCTGCGCGATACGCGGGCCCCGGAGTTCACCTGGAAGAGCGAACACACCCGCAACATGGCCATCTTGGACTGGTGCAATGAGCACCTGGGGCCGCTGCTGGCCAGCCTGCCCACCAACGAGGTGAGTTTTGTGGGGGCCGACTTTGCCCGCATCAGCGACCTGACGTGTTTTGTGCCGCTGTTGCAGCGCCAAAACCTCACCCGCTACGCCCCGTTTGTGGTGGAGCTGCGCGGCATGCCCTTTGCCCAGCAGCGCCAGGTGTTGTGGTATTTGATCGACCGCCTGCCGCGTTTTGCTGGCGCGGCGCTGGATTCACGCGGGCTGGGCATGCAGATGGCCGAAGAGACGGCGCAGCGCTATGGCGGGCCGGAGATTATTTTGATGATTCAGGCCACCCAGCCGTGGTACCTGGAGAACTTGCCGCCCTACAAGGCCGCGTTTGAAGACAACATGATCCAGCTGCCGATGGACGCGGACATTTTGGCCGACCACCGGGTGCCGCGTGTCATCAAAGGCATACCGCAGGTTCCCGACGTGCGCACGGCAGATGCCTTAAAAAAGAAGCGCCACGGCGACAGCTTTATTGCCGGGGCCAACGCCTGGCACGCCAGCCGCCTATTGGCCGCGCCGGGCAGTTATGGCTACGAGGCCCCTCCCTCACGCATGGAGCGCTGGGATGCGCCTGCCAACAACCGCGATGACAGCGACGCGATCGCCAGCCAGCACGGCGCTTGGTGAAATTTACAGAAAGCCCCCATGTCCATCCTGAACCAATTCGGCCAACCGATTGAGGCCAAGCAACTGCAAGAGCCGCAGACGGCCCGCCTGGCGCAACTGCGCCACGAGTTTGAAAACCACCCCAGCCGGGGCCTTACGCCCATCAAGTTGGCCAGCATCTTGCAGCAGGCCGAGCAGGGCGACCTGACAGCCCAGCACGAGCTGTTTGCCGACATGGAGGAGAAAGACGGCCACCTGTTTAGCGTGATGGATCAACGCCGCAGCGCGGTGAAGCAACTGGACTGGGATGTGGTGGCCGTGGAAGGCGCCAGCGCAGCCGAGAAGGCCCAAGCCGAATGGGTGAAGGCCACGCTCAAAGGCATGGACGATTTTGAAGACGTGTTGTTTGACATGACCGACGCGATCGGCCACGGCTTTGCCGCGCTGGAGCTGACCTGGGGCCGGGTGGATGGCGTGCAGATGCCGGTGAAGGTGGAGCACAAGCCCCAGGGCTGGTTTAAATTGGCCTTGAACCCCGAAATAAGCCGCAATGAATTGCGCCTGCGCGACAACTCGGCCGATGGCGAGGCGCTGTGGCCGTTTGGCTGGATCATGCACCAGCACCGGGCGCGTTCGGGCTATATCAGCCGCAGCGGCTTGTTCCGGGTGATGGCCTGGCCTTTTTTGTTCAAAAACTATGCCGTGCGTGATTTGGCCGAGTTTTTGGAGATCTACGGCCTGCCGCTACGCCTGGGCACCTACAACCCCAGCGCCACCAAAGAAGACAAGGCCACGCTGCTCAAAGCGGTGGTGAACATTGGGCACGACGCGGCGGCGATCATCCCGCAGGGCATGATGATCGACTTCAAAGAAGCGGCCAAGGGCGACAACAAGAGTTTTGACGCGATGATCTCGCTGATGGAGCGGGTGCAAAGCAAGGTGGCTTTGGGTGGCACCTTGACCAGCGGCGAAGGCGAACACGGCACCCAGGCCTTGGGCCAGGTGCACCAGGACATTGCCCAGCACCTGCGCGATTCAGATGCCAAACAACTGGCCAACACGCTGACGCGCCAGCTGGTGTACCCGCTGCTGGCGCTGAACAAGGGCCTGGGCGACCTGCGCCGCTGCCCGCGCCTGGTGTTTGACACCCAGGAGCCCGAAGACCTGCAGCTGATGAGCGATGCCGTGCCCAAGCTGGTGGGCGTGGGCATGCGCATACCGGTGAAGTGGGCGCATGAAAAGCTGAAGATACCCGAGGCGCTGGAAGGCGAGGAGGTGCTGGCGGCGGTGGCCGTGGCGGCAGATGGTGCTGGTGGAACGCCGGATCCGGGCGCGGGTGGCAAACCCCGCAAGCCCGGCCAACCAGCGCCGACCGGCAATCCGCCCGCCCAAAAAGCACAACTCAAAGCCGATTTGCCAGCCGCCGGCCCGGGCGATCCGCTGGACGATTTGAGCGCCGCCATGCAAGACGACTGGCAGGAAGTGATGAGTGAGCTGTTGCAGCCGGTGCAAGCCGCGCTGGCCAGCGCCACCAGTTTGGAAG